TATGAGGCACCTGACGCGAACGAGGTTGAAACGGTCATTAAGCGCGGGGACGTAATAGAGCTCGGGCGGCATCGGGTTATGTGCGGGGATAGTACGAGCGCCGAAGATGTGCAGCGGCTGATGGATGGGGCAAAGGCGCACTTGTGGATCACTGACCCGCCCTACGGTGTTGGATACGAGTCTGCGGGCAGGCGAGGAAAAGCAAACCAGCACGCCGACATTGAAAACGATTCAATGCCGCTCGACAGCATGGCAGTTTTTTGGCAATCGGCTGCCGAGTGTGCGTATGAGTCATGCACGGACGCCGCTTCGTACTACTGGTTTGCGTGTCAGGGGGGGGACCAGATGATGATGATGATGATGATGAGCATATCGCGTGCCAGATGGCGAGTTCGTCATGAGTTGATATGGGTCAAGGATCAGATGGTTTTCGGTCGGTGCGACTATCACTACAAGCACGAGCCAATCTTGTACGGGTGGAAGCAGGACGGAACGCATGAGTGGCACGCAGACCGAAATCAGACGAGCACCCCACCATGAAACCGGTGCAGTTGGTCGCGTACCTTGCGGTCAACAATACTTCCAAGGGCCAGTTGATCCTCGACACATTCCTTGGCTCCGGCACCACCCTGATCGCCGCCGACCAAATAAACCGCACCTGCTATGGTATGGAGATAAGCCCGCAGTATTGCCAGGTCATCGTTGACCGGTACAAGGCGCATTGTGACAAGGCAGGTAAGCCGTTTCAGTGTAAGATAAACGGAGAAGATGTATCGAAGTACATTAGCGACAAAGGCGCAGGAGCCGACAAATGAGCCGCAAGCCCTGGGAACCGAGCGAACAGGATCGCAAGCTAGTGGAGAAGATGGCGGCGTGCGGCGTCCCGCAGGACCAGATCGCCGCGGTGCTTGGGCGCGACCCGAAGACTCTTCGGAAGTATTGCGCCGAGGAGCTCGACCACGCAGCAACCCGAGCAAACGCAAACGTTGCGGCATCGCTGTATCAGGCGGCCATAAAGGGGAACGTAACGGCTCAAATCTTCTGGTGCAAAACCCGGCTCGGATGGAAGGAAGTGCAGCAGGTTGAGCACTCAGGAAAGATCGAATCCATCACTGTGAACGTTGTACGAAAAGAGCCGCCTAAGTGAAGGTTGAACTAGAGCTCGGATTGTGGCCTCGCCAGGAGCAAGCGTTCCTTACAGAAGCAACCGAAGTTTTATTCGGGGGCGCCACTGAAGGGGGAAAAAGTTTTTTCATCCGAGTTGCATTGATCGCGTGGTGCATGGCAATCCCCGGCCTTCAATGCGTACTGATTCGAAAAAAGTTTCAAGACATCATCGACAACCACGTTGAAGGGCCGACCGGTTTTCGCGCCTTGTTGGCGCCTCTAGTAGAGCAAAAGGCGGTTAAGATCACCGAGTCGGAAATAACCTTCCCCAAAGGCTCGCGCATAGCGTTTATGCACTGCCAGGATGAGCGACAGTTCTCGAGCGCGCAGGGCGTGGAAAAGCACGTCCTCGCTATCGACGAGGCGACCCAGATAAGCGAGCGCCTGATCAGGTTTTTCCGCGCGTGGGTGCGGATGCCGAAGGAAATGAAAGACAGTTTGCCGGCAGAGTGGCGCGGCAAGTTCCCCCGCATCATTTATACCGCCAACCCTATCGGGCAATCGGTTTCCTTTTTCAAGCGCAACTTTGTTGAGCTATGCCGCGACGAAAAGATTGTCCAGGTCGACGGCTTCAAACGCCAGTACCTCCTCTCGAGGTATACCGACAATTACTCAGTGGACGAAGACGCGCACAAGGGGCGCCTTGACGGTATAGGTGACGAGCAGCTTGCCCGAGCGTTGGACCTCGGCGACTGGAACGCCATCACGGGCGAGTTTTTCCCGGAATGGGACGAGGACCGCCACGTTATCAAATACGACTTCCGGGTGCCCTCGCACTGGACCAGGTTTCGAACCTTCGATTGGGGAACCGCAGATCCATTCGCCGTGTATTGGCTGGCCGTGGCCGACGGCGAGCCCTTCACCGACCGGGATGGTAAAACCCGGTGGTTACCTCGAGGATCGCTCGTTGTATATCGCGAGTGGTACGGGTGCGACCCAACCGACCCGGCAAAAGGCGCACGCCTCAGAAACGAGGAGATTGCACAAGGGATTGTATCACGCAGTGATATAGGTCACGAGAACGTCCCAACGCTGACCGATTCCCTTCCCTTCCAGGATAGAGGAGGTGAAACAATCGCCGACGTATTCCGGCGCCACGGGGTGATCCTCACGCACGGCGACACCTCGCGCATACCGGGATGGTCACAGATGAGGAGCCGGTTGATCGGCATCCAGATCGATAGCAACGACCCCTTGCGATATCCCCTATTGTATGTAGCAGTCGATTGCAAGTATGCTAGAGACTACATTCCGGCCCTCCCCCGGCATCCATCCGACCACAAAAAGGAAGATGCAGCCGAACACGGGGAAGCAACCCACGCCTGCGACGCTATCAGGCTCGGTTGTATGGCGCACACAATCATAAAAGATAAAAAGCTTCCGACAGAGGCGCGCATACAACGCGCGCTTGCTGCCAAACCAACAATTAAGAAGATCGCGGCACGCATGGGCTATGGCAATATCGGTTGAAGAAGTGAAGGCGTTCATTGAGGACGCAAAGAAAGCGCGCGAATCGTGGCTAGTGTGGGCGGATCGCTCATGGGCCGAGATAAAGAAGCGCCAACGAAACAACCGTCTTTTGAGTGTTACCCCAAACAGTGCAAAGCGCCGCGCGAAGTACCCCGCCTGGTACGGAATCTTTAAGATCCGCCAACCCCTTCTTCTCTCGCGTACAGGTATTCCAATCTGCAAGGACTCGACCCAGGACGGCACCGACAATGTGGGCGCCTCGGCCGCGTTCTTCAAAGAGCGGCTTGCAATCAACCTCGCAAAGTCGTTTCCCTTCTTTGACGCCCTGGCGACCGCTCGAGATGATTTCCTGGTGACCAATTTTGGCATCTTGCGCGCGTACTACGAGCGCGATGAGGTCAAGCAGAAGGTGAAGGAACGCATCTTCCCGCAGCAAATGGAGGGTACCGAGGACGTTGTATTCATCGACGGCGCCGGCGATATCGTTGAAAGTGACGATATAGGGCAGGACGACGAAGGCTACTTCATCGAAACCGATGAGGTTGTGGACGTAGAAAACGAGCGCGTGTGTTTGGACCAAGCCCTCTACAAAGAGGTTTACATCGACCCGGACATCAAGCGCTTCAACCGGTGCGAGCGGATGGCGTTTGAGCTTCACTACTCAGTGCCGCAGTTCAAGGCCGTCTTTGGCGCTCGAGCGTACGCAGCGCTTGGAAAGGCAGACGACCCAAAAGACGGCGTCGACGAAGCCGCACCGAAGCGCCAAACCATCAAGGTATACGAGTATTGGGATAAGTACGAGCGTAAGGTGATGTGGGTGCCCGAGCTGGGAAGCGAGTTTATCACGCCTAAGGCAATGCAGATGCCCGAGGAGTACGATGAGGGAGAACAGCCCAACGGCCTGTATAACCTCGAGCACTTCTTCCCGGTGCCTGATCCTATCCTCTCGAACCAAGCAACGGATGAGTTCTGGCCCGTCCCAGAGTTCTACCAGCTCGTAGAGCTTATCGAGGATATCCACACGATATTCAGCCGCATGATGGCACTCACCAAGGCTATCCGCGCGCGGGTGCTCTTTGACAACAACGTGGAAGGCTTGCAAGAGGCACTAGCCGAGGCAACTGAAGGCGATGCGTTCGGGGTTCCTAACCTCTCTCAGTCGCTTGTAAACAACGGCGGGAGCCTTGATTCTGTTGTGCAGTACATTCCGGTTGAAAAGATGGTGTCGGCCCTGGCGCAGGTATACCAGGCGCTCGAGCAGCGCTTAAACACCCTCTACCGGCTTACAGGCGTTTCGGATCTCCTTCAGGGGCTCATCGCCGACGGCACACAACGCACGTTCGGCGAGCGGCAGATGCTTGAGAAGTACGCGCTCAACCAGCACGCCGAGCCGCAGCGCAAAATGCAGGAGTTTGTGCGTAACTGTTACGATCTCTTGTGTGAGATGGCGCTGAAAAACTTCAAAGATGAATCGCTCGAGCGCTACATGATGCCGGCGACCGCGCCCCAGGTTCACCAGCAGAATTTCAAGGCAGCACTCGACCTCCTCAAGGACGACCGCAAACGGTTCCGCATCGAGCTTGAAACCGATTCAACCATTGCCCTCAATGAGCAGTACGACAAGCAAATGA